ATTCAATTAAGCAACAAAATGAAAGACTTGTAATGTTAAATCAAAGAATGATTAGACTTCGTGAACGGTTTGGTAAAAATTACCGCTAACTAATGGCTAATCGCTACTAACCACTCTTAACCCCTATAAACATTGAAAGAAAAACCAAACAATCAGTATTTTATAACTTACTCTAACAGTTTTTATTTTGAAGGAGAGTTGTTAGCGTTTAGAAAGAGAAAGTTATTTAACATAAGCAGTGTTCCAAAATTAATTTTATATAATAATACAAGTAATTGTTGGATTATAAAAAGAAAACACCTATCTTTGTTAAAGAGTAAGAGTTTAGTAACAGATAATAAAGTTATTTCAGACTTACAATAGTATAAACAAATAGATAAAGATTTAGTAATTAATTTTTAATATAAAAATATGAAAGGTACGGTCATTAAAAAAGAGAATTCTTTATGGATTAGATATAAAACTTCCATAGAGGGAGACGATGTGTTTTTTGAAGATTTTCCTCTATCTATTATAGAGTCTAAAAAAAGTTTTAAGATAGGAGAAGAAGTATTATTTAAAACAGAAAAAGTAGAGTACACGGATTTAGATGGGTATGGAGTTAAACAAATAAAATGGGCAATAATATTATGAGTTGGTATCAAAATTGGAAAGAGAAGTATAAGAAAGATGAAAAAGTTAGAGACTTAATACACAAGAGGGAAAGTATTATGGAGTGTTTAATTCTCACTTTAGAAACAGAAGAATCTTTACAACTTAAGGGAGAGATTGATTTACTGTTTGAAAATGTAATGGACAAGAGATTAAAAAGACTTAACGAAGAAAAAACAGCAATAGAAAAATGGATTGGAAAAAATTAGAAGTTAGTTCAGTGGGGCAGTTTTTATCTGCTTATGAAGATGAAGTTATTACAATTATAATGGATAAAATGTGGGAAGTACAAGAAACAGATAGTCTGTCAGTTGATGAACGTTCAAAAATGGCAGAAGATTTAGGTAAAGAACTGAAAGATTTAATTTTAAAATATACAGAAATTAACACTTTTGAATTATATGAATAAGTTGTGGGAAGAGTATAAGGAACAAATTAGAGAACCTTTAGTGGATATGAAACTGTTAAAGAGGGTTTTCTTAGATGGGGTAGAGGCTTATAAAAAACTACCTATTAATAGAGTAGAAGTTATTTCTAAGAATGGTGGGCGAGAAAAAGTTGTAAAAACAGAAGATATTGAAATAAGCTTACAATCCGATGGTACAACTTTGAAAATATTCTATGGTTATGGGAAATTGGACAAGTTAAAACATTACAAAAAAGATACGTCACAGAAACTCTACACTGCTTGTCTTGACAGAATAGAGCGTTTAGTAGATACTGAGTATAACAGTTACAATACCTTTTTAAATGAGAGTGGTATTTCTGTCCTACCTAATAATATTTTTAGAAGGTGCGGGAAGGAAATTACAAAAGAAGAAGTAGATTTAATATATAAAATATGGAAAAACAAACAGTAATTAAACCTTTTGTAACGAGAAAAAATATTCTCTGTATTAATGGTGACGTAGTATATTCAAAAATTCTTAATCGAGAGACAGGGGCAAGTATTACGGTGGAAATATATTCTATAGAAACAAGAGGTCACTTAGGAAATATAACAGTAGCTGAGGCAAAAGAATTTTTAAAATAAAAAGTATGGGAATACAAAGTAGATTTGACCAAATACTAAGTAGAATAGAGCTAAATAAAGTTGTGAGTTTAAATCACCTATATTGCCACTCTAATATAGATGAAAAAACCTTAGATAAACTTAAGGATGCAGGATATACAATAGAGTAAGACTTTCTGTGGGATGCCTATTTAATAACTTGGTAATGGAAATAGCTTTTAAAGGTGAGGTATACTTATTAGATACAAACTATTGGGGAGAAACTTGTTTAAATGATTCTGCTGAATTCCATCTTTTTCAACTAAAACATTGCATAGAAGTAAAAGATTTTGTAACTTTGGAAAATAGAATTAGTAACATGTTACTACATGGGGGTTTATTAAAGAAATAATTATGGAGGAAATAAAAACAGATGATAAAATATAAACACTACAAGAACAACAAACAATATTACATATCCAACTACTGTATGATTCAAGAAAATAATGTGTGGGTAGATGCAATAATTTATCGAGAGGTGGGTGGAAATATGAGTTATGTTAGAAGTGAAAAAGAGTGGGAAGAAAAATTTAAAATTGTAGAGTAAGATGGATTTAAACAATGTATTAACTAAAATTTAATGAATTTGTTTTATTAATTAAAATAGTCCACTTTTGCATAAAAAAAAAACAGTATGGAAAAGATTTGTGGAATTTATAAGATTATAAGCCCAACAGGAAGAATCTACATAGGGCAAGGGGTTAACATTAGAAAGCGATTTAGAGACTACAAAAATCTACATTGTAAATTGCAAATTAGATTATACAACTCTATAGTAAAGCATGGTTGGGAAAAGCACATCTTTGAGATAATAGAGGAATGTAAAAAAGAAGATTTAAATTGTAAGGAAAGGTATTGGCAAGATTTTTACAAAGTTTTAGGCAAAGGGGGCTTAAATTGTCAATTAACTTCTTGTGGAGGTTTAAAATCGGAAATTTCCGAAAGTAAAAGGGATAACTTATCCTCCTCACATATAGGCATAAAACCTTCTGAAAAATCTACTAAGATATTTTTAGAGTATTTATCAACAAGGGTGTTGTCACAAGAAGAAAGAAAAGCCATATCTGATAGGATGTCAGGAGAAAAGAACCACTTCTATGGTAAGCAACATTCTGAAGAGCATAGAGCTAAGATATCAGTTAGTGTTAGTAAAGCAAAAAAAGGAGTAACTTTTTCTGAGGAACATAAGAAGAACTTAAGTCTATCACATATAGGAAAATATAAAGATGAAAATCATCCAAGGGCTAAGTTAATTCTCTGTAAAGAGACAGGGATATTTTATTACACCCTAAAGTCTGCTGCTAATACATATAATATAAAAGTGACTACATTATGTGCTATGCTGAAAGGGCAAAATCCAAATAACACAAGTTTAGAGTACGTTTAATAGATAGAATATGAAAAATTTTGATTTAAATAATGTCCTAATTGGCGATATAGAAAGTAAAGGTTTTCTTGAAGATATAGTAGGGGAAAAATCTGACCTACATGTTTTAGGAATTGCTTATTTAGATTCAAATCAAAAATGGCAAATAAAAACAACTAATAGGGAAGAAGATGTAAAAAAAGTTTTTGAAAACCCAAATAATACAATTGTTGGACATAATTTTTTTATGTTTGATATACCATCTTTAGAGAAAATATTTAAAGATATAAATATAAAAGCTACAATTATAGACTCTTTATTAGTTGCATGGTATATAGAAACTAATAGAATAAAAGAAGGTGGTAAATATGGATTGTCAGATTTCGGAACTGAGTTTGGCGTTCCTAAACCTGAAATAAGTGATTGGCAAGGATTGTCTTATGAAGAATATGAAAATCGTGTAAAAGAAGATTGTAAAATAAATACAAATACATGGTTCAAACATTTAAACATGTTAAGAGAGTTATATGAAAATGATGATGAGAGAATTAAATCTTTGTTAAAATTTCTTATGACAAAAGGTAAAGTCTACAAGATGCACCAAGACAATCCCCTAACTTTGGATTTAGAGCAATGTAATAAAAATTTAGAACTTTTTGATGAGATGATAAAAGAAAGGGTTGACAAACTTATTTCTGTTATGCCTAAAATACCTATAAAAGTAAAAAGAACAAAGCCTAAAAACATGTTTAAAAAGGATTTATCTCTTTCTGTAGCAGGTGAAAAGTGGATGACTTTAATAAAAGGATGTAATTTACCCGAAGATTATGAAGGTGTTATAGAAGAAGTTTTAAAATATGAAGACCCTAATCCTCAAAGCGTATCTCAAGTAAAAGATTGGTTATTCTCTTTGGCTTGGAAACCTATTATTTTTAATGATAGTGTTTCAACAAAAGGAGAAGTTAAAAAAGTCCCTCAATTAAAAGATAAAAATAAAGATTTATGTAAATCTATTATAAAATTATCAGAAGAAGTACCTGAGATAAAAGAACTAACTGATTTAAGCTTACTACAACACCGTAGAGGATACTTTACAGGTTTTTTAAGGGATAAGATAAGGGAAGATAAAATAGTTGCTGATATAGGAGGTTTTACAAACACTCTTCGTATAAGACATAGGACTTTAGTAAACTTAATTAAACCCTCTGCTCCTTATGGGGAGTATGTAAGAAGTTTATTAAAACCTCCTAAAGGAATGGTGATGATAGGGGCAGATGTGAGTGCATTAGAAAGTATGACAAGGAATAATTTTGTCTATGACATTGACAGAGAATTTGTAGAAGCTCAATCACATCCTTTTTATGACCCACATTTAGAGATTTGTGAAATTGCAGGGATGATGTCTTCTGCTGAAGTTTTCTTTTATAAGTGGTGGAAGGAGTCAAGAAAAAATCCTAATATTACTTTAGAAGAAATAGGTGATGTTCCTGAAGATTTTCAAATTATTTTAGATTCATATGTAACAGATGAAGAAAGGAGTGAATTTCATGACAAATTAGATAAAAAAAGACATTCAGGTAAGACTACTAACTATAGCTCAATGTATGGAATTGGTAAAAATAAATTAGCAGAAGATTTAGGTATTACAGTAAAAGAGGCTGCGAAACTTATTGAAGCTTATTGGATAAAAAATAATTGTGTAAAAATATTTACAAGTTCTTGTGAACTTAAGACTACTAAAAATGGGCAGTTATGGGTTAAAAATCCACTAAATAATTATTATTATAGTTTACGCTCAGAGAAAGATATTTTTTCAACGATAAATCAAGGTACAGGAGATTATATTTTTACACTGTGGCAACATAATTTAATGAAAATGGGTGTTACTTTATATGCAGGTTTTCACGATGAAATTGTAACTTGTTGCAAAGAAGAGGATAAAGAAGTAATAATTAAAAAACTAAAAAAAGCTATGGAAATAGTTAATAAGCAATTAAAATTGAAAATTCCAATTGGAATAGATTATAAAATAGGTTCTTCCTATGCAAGTGTACATTAATTTAAAATCATTATAAATAGTAAGCCTATGAATAATTTATTAGGTTTTTATTTTTTAGTCTCGGTTTTTTGTTATATATTTGCATAAGAAAATTAATAATTATGGAAGTACAAATTAAATTAAATGGTGTTTATTTATTAGTAGATGGTATATATTATAGAGGAGAGCCAAAAACTTATGATTATCCAGGAAGTGCATCAGATTTTGAAATTGATGCAGTTGTAGTATTAGATTCTGAAACTAATATAATCGAATTATTAGAGGAATTTATAGACGAAATTAAAGAAAAAGTAATTGAAAAAATTGAAGAATAATGTTAGAATTTATTAAGAAAAGGTGGTTGTACATTTTAGTTATTATTTTAATTACCATTATTTTTGTACAAAGTTACAAAAAAAGTGAGATAAAAGATAAACTTAAAATAATAGAAAACAGAGAGAAGTTAACACAGCAGGAAATAAACAACTTACAAAAAGCAAAAACAATGTTGTTTAGACAAAGGGATAGCCTACAAACAAAAATAGACGGATTAAAAATAGAATCAGTAAATAATAAAATAAAAAGAGATGAGAACATTAAACGTATGGATGCTTTTTCTGATAATGAACACTTTAAGTTTTTCTCAGAATGGTCAAAAGAATTACCCATATCAAATAAGTAGTGATGAGTTTGTAATAGATATTAATTTAGTTAAAAAACTTAATTATTTTAAAACAGATTGTGATTTTTTTAAAGTGGATTTAGAAACTAGTAAAAAACTAATCCTACAACTAGAACAAAAATCTAATATACAAGACACTATCATACTTACTCAAAAAAAAGAATTGACTTTATTCAAAGATTTAGTAGACTCTAAACAAGAACAGATTGGTATTTATAAGAAAGAATTGAAAATACAAAAAGAAAAAAATTTCGGTAATAAGCTTTTATTATATGGGAGTCTACTACTAAGCGGATATTTAATTATAAAGTAAGTAAAATAATTTAAAGATGAAAATATATAAAACAGGTGGTTATAAAGAAAAATTTAAGTTTTGGCGTGAAAAGGCTAAAAAAGAAGAGCATCAAGAAATGATTGATGACAAAAGAAGCGGTATACTAAAACTATTAAGGACAGAGTTAACAACAGAAGAATCTTTATTATTATTTAGTGATATAGAGGTTATTTTTATAGAGAAAATGAAAATAAAATTACAAGAAGTGTCAAAAGAAAAAGAACAATTAGAAAAATTTTTAAAATTATGAAACAATTAGAGAATTTAAATGAAAATGATTTAGTATTTTACGATATAGAAACAGCAAGAGCTGTGAATATTTTAGAAGAAGGTACTCCAATATATGATGCTTGGAAGTATAAGGCAAGGTATCAAAATGAACTTAACAAAAAAACAGGGCAGGAATATACTTTGGAAGAATATTACTATGAAAAAGCCCCTCTTTATGCTCCGTTTGGAAGAGTAGTAGCAATTGTTGTAGGAAGGATTAAGAATAATAAGATAATTTTAAAATCCTATGCATCCTATGATGAAAAGGAGTTACTACAAGAATTTAATAATGACTTAGAAACCGTTTACCAAATGAACCCTAAAACAAGGTTTGTCTCTTTTAATGGAGTAGGTTTTGATACACCATATTTAGAAAAGCGTTCTATCATTAACAGGGTAAGACCTGCAAAGCTTTTGGAAGAAGGAGATGTAAAACCGTGGGAACTATCTCATCTTGACCTTTCTAAAATTTGGAAAGGAAATGCATTTTACCCAGATAGCTTGGTTGCAGTAGCTACAGCATTAGAATTACCTTCCCCAAAAGATGCATTAGATGGAAGTCAAGTTTCCGAAGCTTTTTATGGAGGCAGATTAGACGAAATTGTAAAGTACTGCTTAAAGGATGTAGAAACTACAGCAAAGGTGTATAGAAAATTAGCATTTTTACCTGACTTAGAAGAAGGGTTTGAAGTAATAGGAGGAAAAGTTGAAGTAGAAGAAGTTCCTTTATTACAACAATTAAACCTACTAAAAGGGATGAGTGAAACTCACAAAGAAGAGTTAAAAAAATTCTTTAAAAAGAAAAAATTAACAGTTAAGGATAAAGATATTATTTTTAATTTAATAAAAGCTTCAATGAGTGATATTGATATAAATTTCGGAGCTATTAAAAATGAGAAAGAAGTAGAGTTATTTATAAACCAATTAAAACAAGAACTTGAAGACAATTAAAATTAATTTACCTAAGAAGTTTGAGTACACTGAGGGTGTAACAAATCCCCTATATAAAAAATATGATGGTTGGAACAAAATTTCATACTCTCAGTATACGTCTTTTAAAGATTATAAAATGGGATACCTTAGAGACTACATCTTAGGTATGAAAGAAGATGAGGGCGGAATGTTCGCTAATTTTGGAAGCAACTGTGGAGACTATCTAAACCCTTATGATACAGGTGAATATGATATGTTATCTGAAGCTGATATTGAAATATTAGACAAGATTAAAAAAACACATCCTGAGAATGCAGAGTTTGAGTTTGAGATATTAATTGACCTTGAACCGTTTGGTTTAGAAAAAACTGTTTTACAAGGTTTTACAGATAGACAACATTTGACGGAAGATAAAACTACAGAAATAACTGATTATAAAACATTAACAATTAAAAATAAAACCGCTTTCTACAAATCAGAGGAGTACCAACAGACTAATGTTTATGGATATGGTTTAGAAGAGTTAGGACACACTATTGGAAAGGTTTATGTTACAGGATTAGGTAGGAGTGGTAATAACACAAAAAAAGGGGATAAGAATGTTTTAAGACTTTCAGGTGAAGTGGTTATCATTGATAAACCTTACATTAGAGAGAATGGGGTTAAAGCTATAGAATATATTGCTAAAACTTGTATAGACATTTCTGATTATTATAAAACTTATAATAAATATTTTAAATTAACTTTGTAAAATAAAAAAAATGAATAAAGCATTCACAAAGACAGATAAAATAGAGTTAGATTCTAATTGGTATCTAACACCTGACGGTTTTAATGGAGTAGTCTTAACTTTCCACGAAATTAGAAAGAAAGTTAAAAAAGATACAGGGGAAAAAGAAAACTTTGAGTTTATAAATAATTATTATTTTCCTAGGGTAGCACAAGCTTTAGTTAAGTATGTGTCAGTAACTCAAAATAATTCAGAAAGCTTAGAAGAGGTTATAAATAAAACAGATGTTTTAATAAAAATTATTAATAAGTTAGACAAAGAATTTAAACAATTTTAAATTAAGTAATAACTTTGACTGTAATGTATTTTGATATTATAAAATTAAGTTATATATTTGCATTATAAATTACAAAAGCACAGTAGAGCCTGTGAGCGTGAAATCAGTCTTTTTTAAGAGGTTGGCACGTAATAAGATTATCAATAATGCCCTATCGCAATTTAAAATGGTAGGGCTTTTTTGACCTTAATAAATATAGATTTCATGTATCAGATTTAAAAAGAATAAAAAAATAAGTGTTATGGAAACCTGTTTGGTTTATATATATAATAATTTTATAATAAATAAAAAAAAAAATGAGTAGTATTTTTGATGGTAGGGAGGTGTACAAACCGTATGATTTTCCAGAAGTAGAGAAGAATTTTACAGAACCTGTACAAGATGGGTATTGGGTTCACAGAGAGTTGGAGTTTGATAAAGATGTTCAAAATTACAAAACAGATTTGACAGAAGTAGACCGTCAAATTATATCAAGAATATTAAGAACCTTTTCTGAGGTAGAAGTGCATGTAGCAGATGATTTATGGAGTAAAATAGGCAGATTTTTACCAAGACCTGAGTTTTGTGAGATGGGTTATGCCTTTGCAGAAAATGAGTCAAGACACGCTTCGGCATATTTTAGAATTAATGAGGTATTAAATTTAAAAGAGTTTGAACCTTATTCTAAAGACCCTATCTTATCAGATAAATTTGAAAATTTAATAAATTCAAGTTTAAATTTTGACTTTGATAAAACAAATCCTGAACATATAAAACGATTTGCTTTTGGGTTAGCTGTTTTTTCTGCATTTACTGAAAGAGTAGCATTATTTGGACAGTTTATGATTTTAAAATCTTTCTCATCAAATGGAAGAAATTTTATGAAAACTGTAGGAAACGTTATTGATTGGTCAAAACGAGAAGAATCTTTACACGGAGATGGTGGTATTTATATATTTAATAAGATAAAAGACGAATGTAATTGGATTTGGACAAATGAGTTTAAATCTTCTATTTATGTAGCTTTTACAACAGGTATGGATATCGAGACAAAACTTATTAAAGATATTTTTGATGATAATAATTTACCAAATTTAACATCTGACCAAGTTATAAACTACATGAAAAATAGAGCTAATGATTCGCTAAAAAGATTAGGTTTAAAAGCTATTTTTGATATTGATGAAAAAGTATTAGAAGACACAAAATGGTTTGATTTAGAAAGCAATGCCACACAGTTTACAGACTTTTTAGCAGGAAGCAGACCAACAGACTATACTAAAAATATGGTAGTATTTGATGAAAGTACTGTTAAAGTTTCAGAGAATTTTTTAAATAAGTTAGATAAAAATTATATTATAGATGGTAGGATGGATTAAGGGTGTAGATTACCCAAATTATATGAGTGAATCTGCTTTAGTTACATTGAAAGCTGATTATTTACAAGGAGAAGAGACTCCAAAACAAGCTATTAAAAATATAGCAAGAAAAGTTGAATTAGAAATTGGTGTGGATGGTTTAGCAGATAAAGTTTTTGAATATGTTTGGGAAGGTTATATTGGACTTTCTTCACCTATTTGGTCAAACTATGGAAGACAAAGAGGTTTACCAATTAGTTGTTTTAATTCTCACGTTTCCGATTCTATTTTATCATTCAAGAAGAAAGATTTAGAAGTAGCAATAATGTCTCAAAATGGAGGAGGCACTTCTGCTTATCTTGGGGATGTTAGAGGTAGAGGGGCTTCTATTAGTAACACAACAGCTAAGTCTAAAGGTGTAATGTCCCCTATAAAAATGCTTAATACCACTATTGAAGAAGTTAGTCAAGGGGGTGTTAGAAGAGGTATGTTAGCAGGGTACTTAGATTTTTCTCACCCTGACATTTTAGATTTCTTAGAAATTAGAGATATTGGGAATCCTATTCAAACTATAACAACAGGTGTAGTAGTAGATAAAAAAGATGTAGAGAACATCATAAGAGGGGATGTAAAAGCATTAACTATTTGGGCTAAAATTTGTGAAATGCGTAATAATATAGGTATCCCTTATATTATGTTTAAGGATAATGTTAATAATCACCCAAGTACACCTTTACCTTATAATGGAGTTAACATACTTAAATCTAGCAACTTATGCTCAGAAATTTGTTTACCTTCAAATGAAACAGAATCATTTGTTTGCTGTTTAGCTTCTATGAATTTAGCTTCTTATGATGAGTGGAAAAATACAGATGCTGTTAAGGTAGCTATTTATATTTTAGAAGCAGTTATGTCTGAATTTATTAGAAAAGCTTCTAAATTAGAGGGTATGGAAGATGCTGTTAGGTTTGCTATTAGACATAGGGCTTTAGGTTTAGGAACACTTGGGGAGCATTCTTTTTTACAGGAACGAAAAATTTCGTTTGTCTCTTTAATGGCAGATAATTATAGAAGAAGTATTTACAGTAGAATAAAAAGACAGGCTGAAGAAGCTTCTACAGAATTAGCAGATATGTTTGGAGCTTGCGAGGTTAATAAAAACTTTAAAATTCACAAAAGACACACAACTCTTTTAGCTATTGCTCCTACAACAACTAATGCTTTAATTAGTGGAGACGTTTCCCCAGGAATAGAACCTTGGGTATCCAACATTTTTCAAAGAAAAGTAGCTAAAGGTTCTTTTTTAAAGAAAAACCCAACTTTAGAGAAGTTATTAAGGGATAAAGAGCAAGATACAGCAGATGTTTGGGATTCTATAGTTATTAATTTTGGTTCAGTTCAACATTTAGATTTTTTATCAAAAGAAGAGAAAGAAGTATTTTTAACAGCTTATGAGATTAATCAGTATGGTATCATAAAAGCTGCAAGTTTGAGACAGGATTATATTTGTCAAAGTCAAAGTTTGAATTTATTTGTGTTACCTAACACTCCTGCACAACAAAGAAGTGAGTTATATTTAACAGCCTCTTTATACGGAGTTAAAACTTTATACTATCAAAGAAGTTTAAGTAACCTTAGAGAAGGTCAAACACAAGAAGACGTAAAACATTATTTTAATAAAACAACAAAAAAAGCGTTTGACTCAAGTTGCTTGAGTTGCGAAGGTTAGTATATGAAAGAGTATTTAGTATTTAAGATGCCTAATTGTAGCCCTTGTGCTCAATTAAAACCTATTATGGAGGAGTTTGATAATGTAAAGTTTATTGATGCCTCAGAAGACTTTGAAACAGCCCTACAGTATAATGTAAGGAAAGCACCCACAGTAGTTGTTTTAAAGAATGGAATAGAGGTTAATAGATTTAGTGGTTTTAAAACCAAACAACAAATAGAAGAGCTGACTTTATAGTCAGCTTTTTTATTAAAAAAACACTTTTTTCTTGCACAGTTAAATATTTTTTTATATTTTTGTAAAATAAATTTAAAGATATGAAAAATATACACATATTACCAATGGCATTATGATAGATGGGGCTAAACTACACGAGTTGTTTGAAAAATTTAAAAAGAAATAATTATGAAAATATCAGAAAAAAGATTTAGTATCGTACAATTAATAGACAACAGAGAGGATTATGTAGTACAAGAAGTTTTTTATATATTAGGTTTTAGTATATATTACACATTGTATGGATTAGATGGTATTAATGGTGATATACCTTTTGATTTAATATCTTCAGCCGTTTATTGTAAGCAGAATTTAGAAGAAAAAGAGTATAAACAAAAAACAAAAAGAAATATTATAATATCGATAATATTAGTGTTTATATTATTATTAATATGGTTAATTTGTTTTTATTAAAAATTTATGTATATTTGTAAACTAATAATTAAAAATAAAATTATGTCACTATTTAAATTTAATACTGAAAAACTTGTCTTTGAAAAAACAAATAAGTTGTTAAAGTACAGATTGATTGTAACAATCCTTTTAATCTCTTTTGGGGCAACTTTAATCTCAGCAATGAAGTTAAAAACAGAGGTTCACAATAAAGAGCAAATAATAAGACAAAAAGAACAAAGAATAAAAGTTGTAAATCAACCCCTTAGAGAGGAAACATATGTAGAAGATTTATACAAAAACATAGGATTTAAGTTGACAAAAGAACAGTATAAAAAGTTTGAAGTCCTATCTCTAAAGTACAGAAATAAAATTGAAGAGGCTAAAGTACCTGCTACACTTGTATGGTGGATAGCTTATAAAGAGAGTAGATTTAACAGTGATGCCAGGAGTGAAAGTTCAACTGCTAAGGGGATGTATCAGTTTTTAGATGGTACTTGGAATACAATGTGTAAATTAAAAGGTATAAATACTAATAATAGATTTAATGAAGAAAAGCAAGTAGATATTCTATTAACATATCTAAATTATTTTTATAATAAAGAAAAAGATTGGTCTAAAGTAATGCATCACTATCACGGAGGTGATTATCAATATCCTATACTATTCTTATTTAAATAAAATATAAAATGAAAAAAATAATGTTATTTATTGTATTGTTTATTAGTGTTACAGTACAATCTCAGGAGAATAATTATACATCTTTTACCTCAACAAAACAATGCATCTTACAAGATATTAAAAATAACTGTGAAGGTACTGACATAGCCAAGTTAACTGTTATAGTAGATAAGTATAACGATGTTGTAGTTTTAAATACAAATAATTATAATACTTATTACAAAATAATAGATAGAATAAAAAGTGAAATTTTACTAGTTTTAAAATTAAGGGATTTAGATAACTTTTTAGACAGAGTAAATATTGTATTTGATATGGCAGATAATGTTTTATATATTACAACAAACGAGGGTATTTTAAAATGTTATATAGAAGATGTAAAACAATTTTAATATGAAGTATATAGCCTTTTTACTAGCAATATTATTACCAATATGTTCTTTAATTATGTACGGAGATTCTATAAAAAGTTTCTCTACACTTGTTAATACAAATCTTAATTTTATGTTTGTATTATTAAACATCACAACTGGGTATTGTTTTATAAATTTAAAATATTGGGAAATCACAGGTTGGATATTAATACTTTTAACTGCTTTTAATGTAGAACAATATCACCTACTGCATAATTTCTTAGGAACTTTATTTTTTATATCTTGTGCTTTATCTATTTATTATGGAGTACAAACTATGAGGAAATGGATTTATGGGTATGTAGCTGTAGTTTTACTAACATGTTGGTTTGGGCTTTTTTGGATGGAAACAGCTTTAGTGTATTTTCTAGTAGTGTTCCATAAAAGTTATATAGATAAATTTTGGAGGTTAAAAAATTAAAAATTGGTACTATAAAAATGAGTAAAAACAAAGTAGAATTATTAGGATATTATGGAAATGATTTAGTACATGCACAATCCGCATGGACTTCAACATCAAGAGATTTAACAAATGATAAGATAAAAAGAGTTCCAAAACTATTAAATATGTTAGCTTCAGAAGGACATCATACCCCTTTTGAAAAAAGCCAATTACATTTTTTAGTTACAGTTGACCAAGCAACACATATTCATCTTTTAAAACACAGAATTGGTGTAAGTATTAACGGAGAGTCGGCACGGTATAAGGAGTTAAAAGAGGATAGAACTTATATTCCTAATGATTGGGGTATCACAACCAAAGACGGAGCTGAAATAATTGGAGGTTATAAACAAGGAGCTGTTTTAGGGTGGGATTCTATCTTAGAAAAACACTCAAGGCTATCAAATGAGCTTTATCACAAGTGTTTAGAAGAGTTAACTCCTATTTTGGGGCGTAAAAGAGCTAAAGAATCAGCTAGGTTTTTCAAAACTTTTAACTCTCAAATTACAATGGACATTTCTTTTAACTTCCGTTCTTTTGTACATTTTCAAGGGTTGAGAAATTCCGAACATAGTCAGAAAGAAGTTCGAGAATTAGCTCAACAAATGTTAGAACTTGTAAAAAACATTGAAGGTAATCCATTTGAATACACATTAAAAGCGTTTAACTACTAACAACAATAACGGCAATAATCGCCGTGTAAAATAAAAACAATAAATAATATTATGAGTGATAGTGTACAAAAATTTTACTTAGACGAGAGTTTTAGAGAGAAAGATAGTGAAGAGTTTTTAAACAAAGAGGTAGAAAATATCTTAGGTTTATACAGATTACTTAGTTTAGAAGATAAGTTGAAAGCAAAAAGATTAATAGCAACAGAAAAGATTTTTTAGTTTTTTCTTGTAGGAGTTAATATTTTATCATATATTTGCAAAAGAAATTAAAAAATAAATTATGAGTGAAACTAAAGATTTGGAAGTGCAATCAAAATACTTGTCAGAAGAAAAATTTAAGAAAAATGCTTAAAGTAATTAAAATTTATAACATTGGAGAGTACTTAGCTTTTGATTTTGACAATGGTGAAACAGCCACTTTTCATAAATTCGGAACAAAAGGAGATATTTATACAACAGTAACAGAAAACTTAAACAAAAAAAGTTTAGATATAATTAAAAAGGACGTTAAGAAATTTAATTGGAATACACAAGAATTAGAAAAAATATATTTATGAAATACAATGAATTAGAACCATTAGTAATTGAATGGGCAAAGAGTAAAGGAATTTTAGATAAAGCTACACCATTAGCACAAGCAGGAAAAACATTTGAAGAAGTTAAAGAATTAATAGAAGCTGTTGAAGTTCAAGAAGAAGGTTTAGAAGAATTTGAAAATAGTAAAGGTAAAAGAGTTAATACTAAAGAGGAGATTAAAGATGCGTTAGGAGATATTCTTGTTACTATTATTATCGGAGCAGAACTTCAAGGATTAAAACTTACAGACTGTTTAGAATCAGCTTATAATGTTATTTCTAAACGCACAGGAAAAATGGTAGACGGAGTTTTTGTGAAAGATGAAAAATAGAATAACTTTTTTCTTAACTGTTATTTTTTATATTTTAGTTTTTATTGCTGAAGTTTGGTTAATGGTTAAACTATTAAAATGGGTATTATGAAAGAAACTAAAGCACAAAAAATAATTTGGAATATATATAAAGAACTTTATGAAAATTCAGAACCTAAAGTTGATTTCGATGAGCTTTTAAACTCAGCAGAAAGAAACAACGAAGGGCAGAAAATAATTCCATTTGAAAACTACTTCATAGAACAAGAGCTTATGGATGAGATTATAGAAAAACATTTAAAGAATAAAAGACTTACTAAGTTAGCTAAAAATTCTATTAGAGTGAATGTATATCTTGGAGTTAGTCCCGTAAGTAAAAAATAATAATTATGTATTTAAACTATAAACTATTAACATCTCGTAATCTAACACCTTTAGATTTTGCTTTTCTACTTGCCGTAAAAGGAAATAAAACAGAAGATAATTCAGGAGCAATAGAATACCACTTTAAAGATGTTTTAGAGAAGTTTAGAGATACAAGCTTAGTAACTTTTGTAAAACCTAAAAACAAGTCTCAAAACGACTATAATACAGTTAGGTTGACATCTTTGGGGAATGAGTGGATTGATGATTTGACAACACCCGAAGTTACAGATGGAGATGTTAAGATGCGTAATTATTTATGTGAAATATATTTAAACAATGAAGATACAGATAGAGTTATAGGTAATAAAAAGTTAATCTCAATTTACATTAGTATTTTAAGGCATCATTTAGGACTTTCTTTACATGAATTTTACTATTTATGCGACTATTTTCTATCTGTTCATACTTTTACAAAAAAATTAGAGAATATTTTCATGGACAGAAATAAAAATAAGTATGGAAACTTTAAATCAAATATAGAAGACTCCTCCTTATATCAGTTTTGGGAACAACACGAGAAAGAGGTTAGACAATATATCGAAAGTAGGTTAAAAACATAATAAATAATTTAACTAATTTGCATACCTCATTTTTATTTACTATATTTGTGGCTTAAAGTTTCGCTCTGACAATTTAGAAACTAAAAGAAATAGCCCATTGATATGGAGTAACGAGGTCAGAGCCGTTATAAAGTATCTTTGGGCATTATTATTTTTAAGCCAAAATGAAAAAATTAACAACAGAAGAATTTATTGAAAAAGCTGAAAAAATACACGGAGAAAAGTATAGTTATAAACACACTGATTATAAAAAATCTTCTTTAAGTGTAACTATTACTTGCAAAATACATGGTGAGTTTGAACAAATTGCTAATACTCATCTAAGTGGGGCAGGTTGTAAAACTTGTGCGAATAAATTAATAGGGGATAAAATAAGAAGAGAAAAAGGAGAATTTATAGAAATTTCAAAAAAAGTACATAATAATTTTTATGACTATTCAAAAACTGTTTACACAATAAGTTCTGAAAAAGTTACAATAACTTGTCCGATACATGGAGATTTTGAACAAGAGGCAAACTCACACTTACAAGGGCATGGGTGCTACGATTGTGGGGTAGTAAAAACAAGCGAAAAGAAGGTATTAAGTTTTAGTATTTTTAAAAAGGAGATTTTTAAGATACATGGAGATACCTATGAATACAAAGAGGGGAGTTATAAAGGTATGGCATCCGATATACAAATTATGTGCAAAAAGCATGGACTTTTTACTCAAAGTGTCCCTAATCATCTAAAAGGACAAGGTTGTCCAAGATGTGGGAACGATAGCAGACTAATTAAGATGAAGGAATGCCCCTCAGGATGGGGGTATAGTGCTTGGCAAAAGGCAGGAGAAAAAAGTAAAAATTTTGACTCTTTTAAAGTATACGTTATAAGATGCTGGGATGATAACGAAGAGTTTTATAAAATAGGTAGAACATATCTAAAAACAAAACAACGTTTTAAGAGTAATAAATCTCTACCTTATAATTATGAAATAGTAAAAGAGATACCTCTTGAAAATGCAAGAATTATTTGTGAGTTAGAGGAAGGATTAAAAAATTGTAATAAAGATAATAAATATATCCCAAAAAATATTTTTGGAGGTAGATATGAATGTTTTAAAGAGTTAGACTTATCTTGTTTTGAAGAGATTAATACAAAATATAAATAAATGCAATTAGACAGTAGAATAAAAAGAGCAGGACAATTAGCTACAGAAGCTTTTTCATATTTAAATAAGCTACAACAGGGGGACAAGCAATTACTTCGCACAGGTGATGAGGCTATAGACTGTCATATAACAGGTTTACTACCTTCTGACTGTGTCTTATATGCTGCTAATTCAGGTGTAGGTAAAACCAAAATGCTTTATGACACTCTTGACCAAATATTAGATGAAAAAGTAAACCCTGATGCAAAAAATATAAAAACATTAGAGTTTCAGTTGGAGATGAAATTCCTAAATAGAATTTTACGTGACACAAATAAACTTACTTCTAAGAAAAAGAGTGAAATTTTAACTAATGAGTTTACAGAAGAAGAAAAAGAAGTAGTAAAGAAATATTATGAAAGTTTACAAGATGATAGACGATATATTTGTGAAGAGTCTGTAACAGTTAAAGAGTTTTATGAAATGACTAAAACTTTTTGTGAATTAAACAAAGAATCTTCTGCTTTAGTTATTTGTATTGACCATTGTTTATTACTTAAAAAAGATGATGCTTTTCAAGACCCTTTGGAAGCTCTAACAAGTTATATTAACCAATTGAGAAAAGAGTTTAAAAATGTTTATTTTTTACTTCTTTCACAGATGAATCGTGGCAGTTTAGTAAATATTAAAGATAGAGATAACTCTATGATACCAACAACAGCTATGATTTATGGGAGTTCGCATTTTGAATTTTTATGTTCTTATATTGTTGTTTTAGTTGACCCTTTCAAACTTGGTGTAAATAGTTATTTGAAGGTTAATCCTGACCGATATGAGTGGTTAAAAGATGATATGCAAGATGAGGATAAAAATGGAAAAGTTTCTTTCAATACTTTAAGTAATATGTTCAAATTTGTACTTAAAACTCGTGAATCTGACCACCCGTATAAAAACCTTTTTATAAAGAAAATGGAACTTACAGCAGAACAATTTGAAAAGATGAAGCAAAGTGTAGAAGTAAAAACAGAGCTTTCTTCATTCTCAACACCTATATTCAACTCTACACCTGTTTTTGAACCAATACCTATTGAACCTGCAAGTTTAAATGACGCTTTTGGAGTATCTTTTCAAGATAGTAAAAAAGATGAGCCATTTTAATACTATTTAGATTTAATATAAATAACCTTCTTAAAGTAAAATTTTTGAGGGTTTGTTTTTTTTATATCCAAAAAAGTTATATTTTTGTAAAAGAAATTAATAATAAAACAATAACTACAACTGTGTGTTATACGCTGGCACGGGATTTTAAATTAAACGAACATATGAAACCATTAGGTATTAAAAATTACGGTTCAATTCCTCACTTGTCAAATTCAAAATTGGGAACTGGCGACCATTTTATTGACAAAGGACAAGAAAGAATATTAACTGAAAAAGTTAGAGATAAAAACGATGAAATATTTGTTTTTGAAAAATATGATGGTTCTAACGTAGGAATTGGAAAAATTGACAATAGAATAGTTGCACTTACAAGAAGTGGGTATATTGCAAATACAAGCCCTTACAAGCAACATCATTTATTTAGCGATTGGGTTTATAAAAACATAATGACTTGGATGGATTTGTTAGAAAATGGAGAAAGGATTACAGGAGAATGGTTGGCACAAGCACACGGAATAAAATATAATATTGATAGCCGATTACAACCGATAGTTTTCTTTGACCATTTTACAGTAAATAATGAAAGAAGCCCTTTTGATGTTTTGGATAGTTTTTATAATAAATATGAAATACAACTTCCACGATTATTACACAGAGGAAAACCAGAAATTGTTGAAAATATATTGCCAGAACTAAACAAAAAAACCTATGGAATTATGCCTGATGAAAAACCCGAAGGAATGGTTTATAGAGTTGAAAGAAGAGGTAAAGTAGATTTTCTTGCAAAATGGGTAAGAAGTGATTTTGAAGCAGGAAAATATATTATGAACAAGGAAGAAAAGGATTTAGTTTATAACGTAAATTTCCTTTGAAAACGAAAATTAGTGCTTGTGCATAACGTTTTGGTGCTTGTAGATGCCAGCCTACACGCTCCTATAATTTCGGCTGGTATTTACAAACACCTGTTATAAGAAGTAGCGGGTAATTAAAACAAAAAGTAATTATGACACTAAAAGAAAAGTTTTTAGAATTAGCATTTGCTAAAATATCAAGTGAAGATTTAAGAGATAAATCTGTTGAAATAACAGAAAGTTTTGCTATAAACTTTGCTAATTGGTATGAATTTATGTTAAAACAAACAGACAATTTAAACGAAAGATTTACACCAAAAGAATTGATAGAAATGTTTAAAAAAGAAAAAGGATTATGAAAACGGAATATCAAATTATAGTAATAATCTTCATCCATTGGGTTGCGGATTTTCTATTACAGACACAGAAAATGGCAATGAATAAAAGTAAAAACAATTACTGGTTACTTACCCACATATTTGTTTATAGTATGACTTGGCTTTTTATCGGGTTATTTTTCTTCAAGCCGATGCCCGTAATATTATTTACAATTACAACATTCATTTGCCATTTTATTACTGATTACCTGACAAGCAGATGGACAAGCAAACTTTATAAACAAGAAAAGTATTATGGATTTCCTGCGTTCTTTTCTGTTATCGGGTTTGACCAATTTTTACAT